ACCATTAATTTTGCCTTTATAATCTAGTTTTAAGTTACTTTTGGTTCCAATAACTTTATTATTGTCATCATTAATGAATATTAAATGAAATGTTCCAGCATCGAGAATACGCAAGTCATCAACATCACCATCACCATCAGGTTGTGTTAGACAATAACTGTCTAACTGCCAATCAGCATCTGGTGAAGTTTTTATATAATTTTCTGTATAGATTTTTTTCCCTTTTGTTTTAGTTCTTATTGAACGACAATAAATATTAAATCCATGATAAGCCGAAAAACCGTTGACTTCAGTAGTTAAAACATATTTTTCACCAGTATTAGTAATATTCCATCTTCCGTATAAAGAACCACCATCTGTACCATATGCTGAATGTATGCCATTACGATCGTAATAACATGATACTATGACATCGCTATCTTCTTTATTATTTAAAAGTTGTTCATTTATCTGATATTTTTCTTTGGTGTAGTAATCCTTTAGCACTATAATTTTTACTGGGATATCTAAATAAGCGCCTTCTTCATTTTTAACAGAAGGCTTCAATATCCATTTTGTGTTACAATTTACAGAATCCTTATTATCTGTAAAAAAAATAGATAATGACTCCATATCTGATGGTTTTTCCTCACCTTTATTAGTTATAATATCTTTTTTAGGATTTTGGGATGATTCGATATTATTTAAATAATTTTCTTCTTTTTGTAAAAGATCGGCATTCTTTAATATTGTAATTTTATCTGTAAAACTTTGATTTGGATCATAAGGTATTTTAGATATGTTAAATAATGATTTTATAGTCATTTCATTCAGTTCAATTGTTGTCATTTTTATATTCATATCGATATATAAAAATTATAAACTGTATTTTTAAAAACAAAACATATATAAAACCATTTACTTATCAATTTGACGTAAGTGAATACTTACAAACAGTATAAAGTATTAATTTTACTTTGTCTCATTTTACTTTTCGGTTGGTGTAATTGTATCATAATATAATTATCCACGTCTAAAATATTTTCTTATAATTTAACCATCCAAACTCATAATAGTATATGATTGAATACTATTAATTTTGCCTTTATAATCTAGTTTTAAGTTACTTTTGGTTCCAATAACTTTATTATTGTCATCATTAATGAATATGAAAAGGACTGTTCATCCATGGAGCGGTCTCACGTCATCAACATCATCCTGATCTATTGGTAGGGTTACGGGTGATGGAATAGTTTCAAATCTTGCCAGACTAGATAACGTTTTATTTCCATTTTCTGGATGTATTATATACTCTTCTGGATAGAATTTTTTCTCTTTTGTTTTAGTTATCTTAGTATAAAAATTAAGATTGTTTCCATAATAATCGGAATATCCATAGGATTTCAAAATTAAAAGCTGTTTATTACTAGATGTAATATGCCAATCTCCATATATATAAGAGCCCTCTGAATCAGTATACGCCCATTTGCCAGTATTATTATAATAATTTGTAAAATATCCCCCATCATATCTATATTCCTCAACAATTTGAATTGGTTTATTTGTATAATAATTTTTTTTTAGAGATATTCTTCCGGGTATTTTATTTAATTCTTCTCCTTCCGGATATTTATCAGATCCCAATATAAGCCATGTTAAAACAACATTTACTGTGTCTGAATTATCTGTAAAAAACTCAACTAATAGGTCAAAACTGTCAATATCAGTGCGTGTAGTAATAATATCTGTATTATCATTTTCGGATAATTCAGTATGAATTGAATAATTTTGTTCTTTTTGTAAAAGATCGGCATTCCTTAATATTGTAATTTTATCTGTAAAACTTTGATTTGGATCATAAGGTATTTTAGATATGTTAAATAATGATTTTATAGTCATTTCATTTAGTTCAATTTTTGTCATTTTTATATACATATCGATATATAAAAATAATAAACTGTATTTTAAAAACTAATAAAATTAATATTTAGAAACTAACAATGAATAATAATCTTTCCTTATGTGTTGTCATATTTATGGCTAATTTATTTTTATATAAGATTTTATCTATTAATCTAATATAAAAAGTATGTTTTATAGATATTTTTCATCTTTTCGATCGGAATGTCAACAATTGCGTAAATATTTATTAAAAAAATATAGAGTTGAATATGGTGGTTGTCATTGTAGTATGTGTTTACAAAAATTACCTCATGAACTTCTAGATACATCTCATTTAAAACCCCGATATAGTTTACATTATACTGAACTTAAAAATATAGAAAATGTTCAGTTTTTTTGTAAAATGTGTCATAATATTTATGACCGTGGGTATATAAGTGTAAATAAATTAGGTATTATTGAAAGTGACAATAAAATTAATCAATATAATTTATCAATTAATAAAGAAATTGGTAATTTATATTCAAAATATTCCAGTAATAATTCACATTTTTTAGATTGGCATTATCTAAATATATTTAAAAAAAAATAATTATTTTGGGTATTGTTTACTATCATGAAGAACCATTTCCTGTAATATTTCTTTTATAGAATAGGTGGTATTCCAACCTAATTGAGTGCGTGCTTTTGTAGAGTCTCCTAATAATAAATCTACTTCTGCGGGTCTAAAATATTTAGGATCGACACGAACTACAACATGATTACCAATAAATCCTTCCTCTAATAATCCTTCTCCACGCCATTCCACTGTTTTACCATAAACATTAAATGCTAATTGGACTAATTCACGAATACTATACATTTCGCCAGTACTTAAAACATAATCTACTGGTAAATCCCTTTGTAACATTAACCACATCCCATAAACATAGTCTCGAGCATGACCTAAATCACGTTTGCTGTTTAAATTACCTAAATATAAACAATCCTGCTTACCAGCAACAATAGCTGCTACTGCTTTTGTAATTTTTCTACAAACAAATGTTTCTCCACGACGAGGACTAGTATGATTAAATAATATACCATTACAGGCAAATAGATTATAACTTTCTCTATAGTTTTTTACCATCCAATATCCATATAATTTAGCAATAGCATATGGACTTTGTGGATTAAACGGAGTATTTTCATTTTGAGGTGTTTCTAATACTTTTCCATATAATTCACTTGTTGATGCTTGATAAAATTTAATTTTATCTTTTAACCCAGATTTTAGTATTGTTTCTAATAAACGTAATGTGCCTAAGGCATCAACTTGTCCAGTATATTCTGGAACTTCAAAACTAACTTTTACGTGACTTTGTGCTGCTAAATTATATATTTCAAATCGTTCAAAATCCCGACCTTCTTTATCTATAATAGTATTAAATACATTTTGTAAACTTGTTTGATCTGTCATATCACCATAAAGTAAATGAATTTTAGAATAGATATGGTCTATTCTTTCTGTATGAATACTACTATGGCGACGAATAATTCCATAAACAATATACCCTTTTTCTAATAATAGTTCAGCTAAATAACTTCCATCTTGACCAGTTATACCGGTAATTAAACTTATTTTTGACATTTATACTATAAATAATAAGTTATAAATACTTTTTAAATATCTATTTTATAGTATAAATGTCTAATCAAATAGTTATTATAGGGTTTGGTATTAGTGGAATTATTAGTGCTAGAATAGCTTTAAAATATGGTTTTACTCCAATTATATATGAAAAAAATAGTAGTTTTGGCGGAGTATGGTTAACTCATAGTTATTTAAATTGTAAGCTACAAACTACCAAATATGCTTATAGTTTTAGTGATTTTCCAATGCCCGAAAATTATCCATTATATCCATCAGGAGATGATGTATATAAATATTTAGAGGAATATATAGCAAATCATAATTTAGAAAAATATGTTAAATATAATTCACCGGTTCAATCATTAAAAAAGGTAGATAATAAGTGGGAAATTATTGTAAATAATGAAAAATATATTTATACGACTGTAATACTATCTACTGGATTTTATGGGAATAAATTAGATAGATTTGCAAATAGTAAATTACCTAATGAAATAAAAACAATTGATATTTTTAAAGATAAAAATGTAGTAATAATAGGTAATGGTCCCAGTGGATGTGATATGGCTAATTTAAGTGTAGAATCGGCTGCTAAAACTACAACAATATTATATAGAAGTCCTAGATGGATATTTCCTAGGTATTGTTATGGAATTAGCACTCATTTTTATACTTGGCGTATTATTTTACTTATAGGTTATAAATTGCCTAATCAATTATTGCGCTTAATATTAATTATTTTATTTTGTGTTTCATATTTTATTTATGATAGTGAATTAACATTTCCATTCGAAAAACCATCCAGAAAAAATATTACAATGAATGAAAATATAATAAATTATTATAAAAAAGGTATATTAGTGTATAAAAATACGACTGTTAACACGGTTGATGAAAACAATATTATTACAAATGATACAAAATATCCCTATGATATTTGTATAGATGCTACGGGTTATAAGACTGAATTACCATTATTAGGTTATATAGATAGTTTGCCTAAACTTTATAAAAATATTATATTTTGTGGTGATATAAGTTTAGCTTGTATTGGTTTTGTGGCAACTTTTAATTGGATACAAGTATCGGAATTACAATCTGAATGGTATTTTAATTTATTATTAGAAAAAATAACATTGCCTTCTGTAATTGACCAAAAATTATGGGTTGGAAACCATGGTATGAATAAAAGTGATTATCATGATTACGCTTTTTTAGTATATGATTATATGGATCTACTCTATAAAGATTTAAATCCAAATTATAGAGTAAATATATCAAGTTATATTGGTATAATTAGTAAATAAATAATAATTTCTTGTAAATGTAAGGGTATTTTACCAATACCAACTGTCAAAAGAACGTTGATGATTTTGTCTAATAGTTTCACACCATTGTTGAAGTGTTTCTTTTTTTTGGTTTTTTTCTATTTCTGATAAAGATTTATTATCAGTTATATTTATTTCTTGTTCTCTACAAATAATAGTAATTGTCTCATCAAAATTGTACCATCTCCATCTAATGTGCAATTCATCTTCTCTAGAATTCCACTCTTTTAAGCTTGATCTAGTAGATATTTCCCCATGTAATTCATGATAACTGCTAAATATTTTAGGTGATGGGTCTATTACATATAATCCCAAATTTAATTTACTTTTACCGCTGTATTTAGTTTGTCCTTTCCAAATTTCTTTTTCCATATATTTAGTTGTAAACTCTAAAAATAAATTATTATGAAAATAAAAATCGGCTTTTAACTGAATCTTGCTTCTCCATATATAACCTTTATATATTAAGTATCCATTCGAAATAAAATATTGATATGGTTCGGACATGGATAGAATTCTATTTTGCCATAATTCAATATGACTGGAGCGAATAATTGCGAATATTGGTAAGGTATCATGAAAATAGAAATCTAGAATCTTATCCCCAATGTCTTTGTTATTTTGTGCCCATGTTATAAGTTGTAGCTTACTCTCTAAACTCCATAAAGTCCATATACTATCAGTATAGCCAACTATTAAAATGGGTAATGTTGTATGAAATTTAATAGCAGTGATTCTATTTTCTATATACTTAAAATTATAATGAAGTTTAGCATTAGAAAAATTTTGTTCTATTTCAAATATCTGTATTAAATTGTTTTGAGCAATCATTAAAAAAGGTAGACTTGGATGAAAGGCAATGTAATAATCAGATGTCTGCACTGGTAAAACAAATAATTCAACTATTTTAGAATATTCATCAATAAGACTACATACTGTTATTGAATTAGAAGTTTCATTAAACTTAATAAATATTGGCAATGTTGGATGAAAGGATGATATTTTTGAATTACTATTTGTTTTATAATTTATTTTAAATGATAAATCTATTTTTTCCCTTATATATTTAGACTCTTCAATGTTAGATACAACTCTTACTTTACCTGTGAGTGGGTCATGTGTTGTAGCATATACTACACTATCTCTTGTAGATACACTCGGATTTAATCTTGATGTATGTCTGACGTCCATTTTGAGTTTGTTTACTAAAATGGATGATAATCCGCTTTTTATTATACCTTTTATTCTTGTAGGAATTTTATAATAATAAATAAATATATCACCTTGACCATTATCACATATTATTAATGGAAGTATATTATGAAATTGTATTTGAATAAAAGGCATAGGAATATCTATTTTTGATTTTGGTAAAATACGTCCAGTATCTATATTTATATTCATTATCTCAAGTGTAGTATTATCTGATATAACAATTAATGGTAAAGAAAAATGTATATGACGATGTATTATATTTTCATAGCGTAAATCAAATTCATCACTAAATATGTTACCAACTGGTGTAATACTTATTTTGTTTGGTATAGCTTGATGTGTAGTAGACCTATTTTTCTTTTCCATGGGTTCAATCATATCTACAATCGGTTCTAATTGAGTAGATGATTGAACAGAAACGTGATCGATTAATGTATGGGTTAAACCAGGAGTTTTTGTTTCATCACCTTGTAACGCCATTACTGTTTGATCTTTTAATGGACATACCAATTGTTTTTTTTGTAATTGTTTAATATAGAGTTCAACTATTGATTTATTTATATTTTCTTGTCTTAGTAACTCTTTTAAACGAATTAATTTATTTAAGATAGGTGTAATTTCAGCACAACCTATTTCTATATCTCTTAATCTTGTCCAAGGAATTGTAGACCATAGGGTTTTACATTCAATGTTTTCACATGGAATATTCATTACGTATATATATATATATATATAATGAATATAGTATATAATTAGGTTCGACTAGGAAGATTTTGTTGTAAGGTGTCTATATTTGATTGAATATCTTTTCTGCGTGTTTCAATTTCCCTAATTCTATTTGATAAATTTTGGTCACTATTATCGATTTGATTTTCGGCATTCCTTAGACGTAAAATTTCTGCCAATAAACGATTTCTTTCAGCTAAATCAGCTGAATTTAAATTTCCATCATCATCCGCTAAACATTGGTCATCATCTTCGGTAGTATCAGCTAAATTTCGTATTTTAGTTTGAAATTTAATAACAGACCATCGATTAGGGTCTCTTTGTGTAAAACTATACAATTGAGTTCCTATGATAAACGCCGTTATTATAGTTAAACCGCCAATAATCCATGAAAAATATTGATTAGTTCGTAATGTAAATATAACTAAAAATAAAATAGCGAAGTAAAGAAATAGAAAACGTAATACATAAATCCAATCTGTTTTTTTCATACTTGAATTTTCTGAAATTTCTACTTGTCTGCGTGTTGAAAGCAGGTCTTTATCTAAACTCATTAATCTTTCTTCATTTGTTGTTAATTGGCCATCACGAAAACGGTTAACACTATTAATAATATTATTATGTGTATCTAATTTTAGTAATTCTTTTTTAAAAGTGTCATAATGGGTTTTTAAATCTTCTACTTTACGATTTTGTATAAGTCCAATATCAGTATTAATATCCATAGTAAATCTATATATATTGATATTTATATTTTATTTTTTATAGAATTTAAAACTATATATGATACATAAAATAAATATTATAAATGTTAATAATTTAGTCCTTATACAACTGTAATACGTTGAATAGTTCCTGGAAAATTTTCGCTATTTAATTGGATCCATCCACCAATTGTGACTGGCCCATTTGTAGTCATTACATGTCCAGTGCCAATTGAATTATTTATGGCTGTTTGTATAGTATTATTATTTAAATTAGTCAAAACCATATTTAACGTATTAGGTGATCTATTTATTCTTAAATTATAATTTGTATTCAATACAACATTAAATCTAGGAGTTGCATTCCAAGTGATAGATTGCCATGAAAAATGAATATTATTATCTGGGGATACCCATACACCCCATCCTCTATTATTAAACCTATTATACATATCGCCTATGAGTGCTCTCCAAGTACCTTGACGACCAACCACATTAAAATTAATATTCATTTCCCAATTAGACATATTTCCTAGAGGTGGAAAATTAGATAAAGCCAATGTAGGAATTGCTGGATTTGATATAGTAAATAATGGCACATCTTGACAATTAGATAATAATAATTCAACATTTCTACTTAAAATACTCATAGGAACATCAATAGGTAAATTATACATAGGTGGACCTTGACCACAAAGCATTTGGTCGTTGGTGCGATCAAATTGACCAATCCAAGTTCTTACCCAATTATCATCTGACGCACGCCATTGACTAGGTCGACAGGCCAAGTTTCTAGGAGCATTCACCCCACAATTAGAACTTGGTGTTTGAGGATACCATTTAGGTAATCCATCTGGAGCATTATCATAATTAATAGGAGATATTGGCCCAATTATCGATTGGGATGGACTAATTGTTATATTAGAACCATTACATCTCTGATTTCTATTAGGGTTCATTACATAATTATATGAAATCCTTACTGTTTGATTTACATTATTTACATTACATACTCTTCCACCTACAATAATTTCAGATTGAGAATTGTTATCAACACATATGTCAGGAATTGTTCCGGGTATTCTATGTCTGAAATAAACAAAATCGCCTATATTAATTTGATTTTGATTTGCTACTCTTACGAAATTAGAAATCTGTGGATTATTACGAACAGAATTATTAAATATTCCTTGTATATTTTGTTGAACATTCATCTGTTGAATAACATTCCGTAAATTAGTAAGGATATTATTATAAGAATTTTGATTAAATTGTCTTAAATATTGGTTTATTACCGGAACAGTTATATTATTTCGTATTTCATTACTAATAGATCTAGCCACGGCAGTTTCAAAATTAATATTAGCATTTCGAATTAAATTATTTAAAATATTTTGTATATATAATTCAATAGCTGTTCGTATAGTTTGCTCCATTTCTTGTGGATTAAATTGGTAAATACTTTCGATATCTACATCAATGGTATTATTTTCGATAGCTCTGGCTAATAAAGCTGCTGCTTCATTTAGATTTTGTTTAATGCCACTTACAATGGGTCCATTCATTAATGTATCTAATTTTGTATTATACTCATTGGCAATAGTGGATAATCGATGGTCTATATTTAAAGAGCGAACGATTTCAGTATCTAATTTTAAAGCTGTTTGGTTTAACGCACCATATAATTGTTCATTTTGTTTATCAATATCATAAAAAAAACAGGAAGGTTGATTATTAGGTCGTTCCATTGGAACAAAATTGTTTTCACACGTTTTTTTTTTACTACAATCGTCATTGACATAATGTTCCTTAGTTTTTGAATTCATAATGATTGCTATAATAATAAAAGCTATTAAAAAACAAATTAAATAGTAATAAATCATATATATTTTACATTTATAAAAAAATATAACATTAACAAAAAATCTCTGATAAATAAAATAATTTGTTAAATATATAATATATGTATGTTTATTTATTAATAGCTTTCCTAATTATAATATTTATAAATTATAATACTAAAACTAAGGAAAATTTTGAAAATTGTTATTTAAATGTTGGCAATAAACAAGCTAATGGTGACACTACTTTTTTTACTAACTTTATGAAAGATACTTATTTTAATAGAAATGATACACTAGATAATTTACAAAACGAACAAAACGAAACAATTAAAACAGTTGAAACATATCAAAAAAATGTATTTGATAGTAACGATGAATATAATCGTTTAAATGACCAATATAATACATTAAATAATGATATTGAAAACCAATTTAATAAATTGACAAATGATGTAAATGCTAAAATAGAAAAAGCAGCTACATTAAAACAAACAGCTACTACTCAATTTAATAATATTGATACGAATATGAATAGACTTGTAAATGCTAGCACATTAAAAAATA